GTTGCGAGACAGCAAGGAGTTGCAAGAAAAGTCTTGTCCAACGAGAAGCAAAAATTGCAACAGTTAAATAAGCCTTCGGCTCGACTGATGCAACAACTTAATGTTGGTGGGGTCTTGAGGCCCTTTGGCGTTGAAAGCGTTGTAGGCGCAGAAGAGAAGCGTCGCTTAGCAGCGGCAAGAATGGCTTCTGCTCGGGACGTTCTTTCTGTCAGTCAATCTGGACGCCGATCTGAGGTGCCAGTTGTACCCAGTGCAGCGCTGATGCCAGTTGATTTACAGGGTGGTGATGAAAAGAAAAAAAAGAAAGGAGCAGACAAGGCCGCGAAGGAAGCCGAGCGACTCAGAGAGCAAATTGCGCAGCAAGCCCAGGCCGCTGCTGACGCTTTGTTCAACGAACAACAGCGATTGACTGTGATGCAGGCAACCGATCCTACTGCCAAAGCCCTTGCGGAATATGCAAGCCAAGAGCTTGTTATTCAACGCGAATTAAATAAGGCCTTGGCGGAAGCAAAAGGCGAAAAGGAAAAGCAAGATCGCATCGCGGAAGCTGGTCTTAAGCGGCAAACCAATGCTCTAACTCTTGACCAGCAATTAGCAGACGCCAGAAAACAGGCCATGCAACCCCTGGAAGACGCGCTCAAAAATCAACGCGAACAGTTGTTAGTAGAGGCTGATATTAAAAAATTGATTGCAGAGGGCATGGTTCCCGAGAGAGCCAAAGAGGTGGCTGAAGTCAAAAAGCTAACTAGGGCTGCATTGGAGCAGATTGACGCTCAAATTGCAATCCTAAACAAGCAAATTGAGCTGGCAAGGGCTGCAATTCTTGAGCGCCAAGCTCGCGAAGGAAGTACTAAGGCCGTACAGGATATGATCAAAGCTCTTGACGAACTAGAAAAGAGAAAGAAAAAAGCAGAAGAAGACAGAGGAAAAGCTTTGACTACCGGAGCAACCATCGAGGCTGGCGTTCCCGTGGAGCAAGAGAAACAAAAAAGTCCGCTTGATTTCATTAAAGAAACTGCTACCAGTGCGCAAAAAGAGCTTGAAAAGCTCACAAATTGGGGTTATCAAGTTGCAGAGGGTGCCAAGTCCATTGGCAGCGCATTTGGTCAGGCATTCAAGGATATTGCCAGCGGTTCCAAAACTACACAAGAAGCATTGTCGTCCATGTTCCAAAGCATTGCTGACAGCTTCTTTGACATGGCAGCACAAATCATTTCGCAAATGCTGATCATGTACACACTGAAACTAGTCCTCGGACTTTTTGGTGGTGGAGCTAGTAACTTCTCAAGTAATGCTGCAGGATTTGGAGGTTCGTTTGACGCAGGAATTCCAGGGCTGTCGGGCGCTCCTAATTACAGCGGGGCTTTCAAATTTGCCGAGGGAGGATTTGTAATGGGTCCAACTCGGGCCCTCATTGGCGAAGGTGGTGAATCGGAATACGTCATTCCCGCTAGCAAGATGCGTTCGGCCATGAATCGCTATGCTTCAGGCGCTCGTGGCTCTGCAGTGATCCCTGGCAATGGAGAGAGTGATGGAGGGCCGACAAGTGGCCTGGCGGCAATGAATGCCTCTTCCATCGACGTGCGCTACACCGTGGAACGTATCAACTCCGTTGATTACGTCACCGCCGACCAGTTCCGCGCTGGCATGGCACAAGCCGCCCAACAAGGTGCCACGCAAGGCGAACAGCGCACCCTTCGCCGCCTACAGCAGTCCCGCGCCACTCGTAGCCGCCTCGGCATGAACTAATGGACACCAGTTTCAAGACCGAGATAGCCCTAGGTCACATGCTGACCGCCAAGCCCCGCACGGACGGGGCCTCCCCGCTTTACTTCCAGAACTTCTGGATCAACGAAAACGTCGCCTACAACGGCAACACCCACGGCTTCCTGCCGTTCGGCTTCTCTGGCGTAACGGTCAACCGCAGCGGCGACAACCAGTCCACGCAGCTCGCCCTGCCCAACAACTCGCTCAGTCGTAGCTGGGCCTCCACGCTGGTCGATGGTAGCTGGGTGGTGCTGGTGGACATGCTGATGCTCAACCCCGACAACAAGGCCGACTACCGCGTGCTTAGCTCCTACGCAGGTCAAGTAGCTGGCGCCATCTGGAGCGACGCCGAACTCCGCTTGGAGATCTCTTCAGTCCTTGACGCAGTTGGTGGTGACGTGCCAAGACGCCGCATCACTGAAGACGTGTTTGGCCCGCTGCCCACCACTGCGCAGGTCCGCCTGAGCTGATGTACGACCTGATCGGTCGCCCGTACCGCCTCGGCGCAGACGGCACCGACCCTGATGGCGCCATCGACTGCATCCACCTCGTCTACACAGCCCTCGACCGCTTCGGCATCGCTACCCCCGCTTTCGACCCCTGCTGGTACGACGCCCCACCTCGTCAAATCCTCAAGGCTATCCACGGCTGGGGACGCCGCGTGCTAGATCCTTTGTATGATGGAGACGTGGTTCTCCTACCACACAAGAATTACGCTTTCGGGACAGTTTGGCAGGACGGCATCCTCTACATAACAGCCAGCCTGCAAGCGGTGACCTGGCACCCGCTTACGGCGTTTCCTGCACTCCGCTGCTACCGCAGCAACTGCTCCCCTACGAGCGCCAGCTAATTCAAGAGTTGGGTTGCACCGAACAGGAATACCTCCAGTTCAAGCAACGCATCGACTGGCTTAGCCGCGAACGCCCGGCGGAGTATGCGCATATTCCGGACATTGAGAACGATGTTGTCTCTGTCATTGTTTCACTTGTCCTTGGCTTGGTATTCCAAGGCATTGGGATGCTACTGGCTCCCAAACCTCCTGCACAACAACGCCAAGGCGGCAACCGCACGCTTGACAGTATTGCAGGCCGCGACCGATTCGCCCCGACATACGGCTTTCAAGCCAACCAAGAATTAAGCCGCTACGGCGAAACGATTCCCATTGTCTTCACCAAACAACAGCGCGTCCAACTAAACATCAACGGCCGCACTGATTTTTACTATGTCGGCGGCATCATGATCAGCCCCAAGCTGGTCTGGAGCCGCATGTTTAGCTGGGGCGGCTACCAAAGCCTCAGCATGGTCTTCCTGGCGGGGCAATCGCCCATGCCTCGAGGCCCATACAGCACCCCCGCCGAAATCGCTGCTGACCGTGCCGGCGTTTACATCGGCCAATTACCTCTCGATTCTTTCCCTGACGGCGACTACCGCTGGTACTACTACCAAGGCGGCACACCAATCGCTGGCACCACCACCTACCAAGCCCTGCCGGGCAGTGTCCGCACCACACCAGACAGTCGGCTGCGCGGCCACAACAACCGCTACGGCAATTTTGGCACGCCAATCGGCCCCGACGAGAACGCCTTCAACGCCCAAACCTTCGCAGGTCTAACGGCGGATGCTTTCTGCCACTCGTTCTCCCCATCGTCCCGCACCCAGTTCGGCGCTTACAACGGCCTCCCCAATGGCACTCCGTACCGCCTCAACTGGGACGTTGTCTCCTACTTGTCCGGCGCTTCCGAGCAAACAGCAGGATCCTATACGGCCAAGCGTTTTCAAATTGCGGGCAATCCCAAGATGGCCGGCGTGGGACGTAACTACGCCCGCCAGTTCGGCATTGTTTCGGCCAACGTCAACGGCACAGAATATACATCGCCGCAACAAAGCAACGGCCTGCGCGTCCAAATGGTTGTCGGTGGCACTGTCACCGTCATCTACAACGCAGGCAAACTGCAAGATACGCTCTATTACGACACCAGAAATCCAAACATTGTTGCAAACAGGCAGCGCGGTTTGGAATACACCTACGCAAACCCCGACTTAGAAGCTGTTGACAACAAGCAAATTATTTCCGCTATCCAAACCGAACACGAACAGCAAGACGAGCTACTGAAGATTGGTACCAAATGGATGATCGGCAACTGCATGTTTGAGGTGAGTTCTCGAACACCAGCCGACAATGTTTACGACAAAATTCCTCTCCCTACACCGTAATCCTCAAGTGCATCGCTGTTTACGGCGATGGCGGTCCAGGCTATGTCGGCGTGTGCCACCGCCCGTTCATCACGTCAGACACAAACCTGCCCGAGGGTGCTGACGGTCCTCTGTTCGACATTGGTCAAGCCTGGTTCCCCATCTGCAAAGCTGAGCTTGCCACGTTCCAAAACTCTCGCGCCTGCGAAGTAACGGAAATCGGCATTAAGAGTAACGTCTGGACTCGCTTCAACGGCATCACCAATTTCAACTCAGTCCCCTCCATCGAAAAACTACATAAGTACGACGTTGAAAACACCAGTCTTTCCACTGGAACAAACCAGTCCTACGCCCGCCGCGCTTCTTTCTTCCATCT